GGACGATCTGGTCCGTGAGCACAAAGCTAAGTTAGCTAAAGCCCACCCAGACTATGTTCAGATAGCCAACTCAGAAGATTTTAATCTTTGGCTAGAAAGACAAAGTCCGGTATGGCAGCAGGTAGCAGAAGGCGGCGGGGCTGACGACACCATTGAACTGCTCTCACGTTATAAGAATGCACTTGGTATCACTACTACTCCGGATGTTTCTAAAGCAGACTTGGTTGAAAAAGCAAAGCAAAGTGCTGAGCCAAACCTTCCAAAAGCTAGGAAACAAAACATTGGGAGTAGTAAAAAGATTTGGACTGCTGCTGAGATTGGTAAGTTAAATGATAAACAGTTCCGTAAATACGAGGCTGATATCGACCTAGCTCACCGTGAAGGCAGAGTAAGACCATAAATTTTTACTACAAATTTTTGAAATTGACATTAAAAAATTAGGAGTAAATAATGGCATATTCATCAAGTAGTGGAAGTTTTTCTTTCGCAGCTGGAGAACAGCATTTCATTCCAGAAGTCTTTTCTAAAAAATTACAAGCTAAGTTTTACGCACAGACAGTTTTATCTGAGGTAACAACTAACGAGTATGAAGGAGAAATTTCTGGGTTAGGTAACAAAGTAAACATAAGAACAGTACCAGCAGTAACAGTTGCTGACTACACAGGTTCTTTGTCTTACGCTGATGTAACATCTAGCACTATTGAGTTGGACATCAACAAAGCTAAAAGCTACGCTTTTAAAGTTGACGATATCTTAAGAATGCAAGCTGATATTGATTTCATGAACGAGGCAGCAGGTGATGCAGCTCAGAACATGAAGATCGCTATTGAGCAAGATGTGTTCGCAAACGTAGCAGCTGGTTCGTCTTTAACAGACATCAACTCTACACCTGCTGACATCACATCAAGCACTGTGCTTGGTCACATTCTTTCTGCTGGAGAGCAGTTGGACGACAACAACATTCCTGAAGAAGGAAGATTTATGATTGTCAACCCAGCGGTTGCTACTCTAATCAAGCAGTCAGAGCTAAGACAAGCTTACTTAACTGGTGATAGCGTTTCACCTTTAAGAAATGGCTTCATTGGAAAAATTGATAGATTCAACATGTATGTATCTAACAATCTGTCTACAACATCAGGTGTAACATCTGGTCTTTATGGACATCCAAAAGCTATTGCTTATGCATCTCAAATGACTAACACTGAAACTGTAAGACTTGAGTCTTCATTCGGTGATGGCGTTAGAGGTTTATCTGTATATGGATACAAAGTTATCCTGCCTACAGCTATCGGTGAATTCAAGCTACAAGTTGCTTAATTAACCACCCCGGGGAGCTTCGGCTCCCCACTTTTTTTAAATAGGATAAAAAATGAAAAACTTATATTTAATTTTAATTGGCTTATTTGCAACTTCATGTGCAACTGTTAACTCAGTGATTGAAGGTGGCAAAGATATTGCCATGACTACAGTTGATACAACTGTTAAGACTGCTGGCTCTATCTCAGGAGCAGCCTTGAAAGATGTTAGTGGTGTTGTTAATACTGTGGCTGAAACTTACGAAGGCGTAATTGATACAGTTGTTGAAAACATTGACGAGCAAACTGACGAATTACAGCCTAAAAAAGAAGAAGATAAATAATATTTAATTTGGTTTAAAATACCACTTAGATATATTGTATCTATTTTGTGATACCTTATTCATATTAACTATAGGAATTTATTATGAACAAAGACGAATTAGTTGAACACGCCAAAGAAGAGTTTGGTGTAGACCTTAACAAAAAAACAAAACTTGCCGATCTAGAGGCTCAGGTAGAAGATCTTAAAAAGAAAAAGCCACAGCCAAAATCAGAACCAAAGACAGGCAGCAATGATCCTATTGCTTCCAAAGGCGAGCATGGAAAAGTTGTACCTTGGCATCCTGCACACAGAGCAGAGTACTGGCAATTTATCTATGATGAAAGATCTCTTTCAGAAGAAGAGAAAAAATCACTAGGTCTCTAACGTGGCAACGGTTAGGGTCATCGATGTCATTGATAAGGCAGAGGAGATTTTACAGGACACATCAAACGTAAGGTGGTCCCAGCAAACTCTTCTAAATTATTTAAATGACGGACAAAGAGAGATTGTTCTCTTCAGACCCGATGCCAGCACAACAAACGAATCGTTTACTCTGGCTGAGTCAGCCAAGCAAACACTTCCCGTTAGTGGACTGAGGCTTTTAGATATATACAAAAATCTTAGCCCCAACAAAACGCCCGTTACTATCATTGAAAGAAAGATACTAGATGATCAGGTAGATGATTGGTACTCATCAACAGGTCTAGCTGTGGAGCATTATATTTATAACCCGGTAGATCCTAAGTCATTTTATGTATATCCATACCCATCTGACAGCGGACATACTATAGAAATTATTTATAGTTCCTCACCTTCAGACATAACTATTAGTGATTTTTCAACAGATACTACAACCATAGGGTTGGATGATACTTACGCTAATGCTATCTTAGATTATATGCTTTACAGGTCATACCAGAAAGATTCTGAGTACGCAGGAGATCTTCAGAGATCAGCCTCATACTATGCATCTTTCCAAAATGGACTAGGCATTAAAACACAGGCAGACGCAGGATCTCAACCAAGACCAGCAACGCCAGCACAGGACACTTAGTAAATGGCAGTATCAAAAAAAATAGAAACTCTGGTACCTAAAGTTAGAAGGGAGGCACCGAACTGCCCCAAGTTTATAATACTTGATGAGCTAAGAAATACACTTATTGATTTTTGTATCAACACAGATATTTATATGCAAGATATTACCCCCTTTGTAGTGGTTGCAAATGTAAATGAATATGATTCCAGCGATTTAGATATACCCCCGGGAGCAGAGCTTAACCATATCATTGATATCTTTAGATCTAGATCTGACGCTAGCATTACTCAGATATCACAAAAGAAACTGGTTCCAATAGAACCTAAAGCACAAATAGGATCTCAATCTATCTTTAGTGTTTATGGTAAAGGCAGGGTTGATTACTACACACAAAAAGATCAAGAAACAATATTGGTAGCCCCAACTCCAGAGGCAACGGAAACGCTTTACGCTCTTTATAGCCTTAAGCCAAAACAAACCTCAACAACCATTCCAAGCATTATTGCTAATGAGTATCAAGAAGTAATTGTGCATGGTGCACTTTATAGACTACAGATGATGAAAGACTCTCCTTGGTCTGATGTTCAGGCTGCCGATTTAAATAAAAGAATGTATGATAAGGGAGAGGCTTTAGCAGTTAGAAAAACCAAGTATGGAAATGTTGGAGCTAACTTAACTGTTAAATATCAGGAGTTTGGATACTAATGGCATATTCAGCAAATTTAAAACTAGTTGTGGGAGACACTCTTCCAGAGCTTACTATTACATTAAAGGACTCAAACACAGCTGCGTCTGGCAAAACCTTAGACCCGGAAGACGCAACAACCTTTGCACCTATAGATATAACTAGCGGCACTGTAAGAGTTAGGGTTAGAGAGATAGGAACAACAACGGTGCTACAAACAATTTTGTGCACAATAACAGACGCAACCAATGGTGTTTGTACAATGATATTTCCAAGCAGCACTTTTAGCTCAGCTGGTCTTTATGAGGGCGAGGTTGAGTTTACAAAGTCAGATGGAAATATTCAAACAGTTAACGACTTAATAAAATTTACCGTAAGAGATGATTTTGACTAATGGCACTGAAAATATCAGTATCATTCGCCAGTCTACATCTAACGGTAGATAAGCAAGAGCTTGCATCCCTAAGTTCTACCGCTGGCTCATCAACCACCCTTTTATCTTTCGTAGATCTTAGAAATACCCTTTCTTTTGTTAAGCTTGTTGCTACAGACATAAGACTAGACCCAGACAGCAAGAACCTTTATTTTATTGGTGATAACGCCAACGCACTCAATATATCTATCACCGATGTACCTGCATTGTCTGTATCAACATCAAAGGCAGACTCTTTCTCTATTGCAGAAGAAAGCATATTAAGTTTTACATCCGCACAAGCAGACACGGTAGGCATAACCGAAAGTCTTTTAAAAGAAGTATCTTTTGTTAGGGCGTTTACAGACTCATCAACCCTAGTAGATTCCCCAGCAATAAGCTTTTCTACAACAGACTCTGATGTGCTTTCTTTGGGCGACCTACCCACCTTAGAAATACAGCCAGTAAAAAGTGACACTCTGTCATTTTTAGACTCAGAGGTTCTCAGTGTTGATCCAGCAAAAAGTGACACCATGTCAGTTTCTGACGATCCTGCACTTAGCGTTGATCTTCCGCAATCAGACGGCACAACAATATCTGAATCTGATATCAAGGAATTTATTAAAGCCGCACCTAATGAATCAGTATCTATATCAGAATCTCTTGCAAGGGTGGTTACTTATTCTAGATCATTCTCAGATGCTTATGCCTTAGATGATGTGGCAAGCCCATCTGATGAGCTTAGAACAGACTTTGACATAAACAAAGGAAATGTTGTTAGCATTTCAGAAACCTTAGATTATGATTTTTTAACATCAAGATCAG